TGATTGCTCTTCCAAATTGACTATGCACCTCATCTATATTTGTTGTCGTAAACTCAGCCGGTTTTTCTCCAAGCTTCAAACGCTCAAAACCAGCAATCGCAATGTTTGCAGTTTCAATTCTGCCTTCATTTACCAACGCACCAACAAGTGCCATCTCTGGATTGTATTCTGCTATATCCGTCAATACTTGACCAGCCGCTTGATCGAATGAAGCTAAAGCGCCGAGCATATCTAATTTAGCCATGCCTTCCGCTTTATCTAAGACCAGGCTAATCTGCCGGGCTTCTTCACCAAACAAAAGTCTGGGTGCAGCAAGACCATAATGATTTGCCACTTGTTGCGCTTGAATTTGCCTGATCCGCATAGCACTTTCATTAACAACCGGGCGACCATCAACTAAATCTATTATTGGTTCAACATCCTGAATAAAGCCGACACGTTGAGCATAACCCATAGGATCTTTGCTGATTTGGGTTCTCATATTATCTAAGAACTTACTTGCTTGCTCATATCGCTTTTGCTCAAGTACCGTATCAATCCCCTCGCCGCCACGACCTTCCATGCCAGACTGCAATTGAAATACCGTAGCCTCAGCATCAGTTAATGACAGACTACGCAAGCCACTAAAAAACTCGTCAGTTTCTTGCAAAGACTTCATAGCACTTTGCAATGCAGGGCCGCGTTGAGGATCAGCCGTAAGAATTTCATCTACCGCATTATTTAAATCCGCCAGTATTTCCTGAGAAAGACGACCGCCATCTTCAAGGACTTCATGCTGATCTTCTATTTTGTTTACTACATAATCAGACTGAGCCTTAACAGCCGCAACATTCCGATTATATTCTGGCCGCAATAATCCATTTACAAATCGAACGCTCTTTTCAAAGTCCATACCCGGCAAAGTCTTATTACCAGATAAAATGCTTTCTATTTCTTCGCGTTGTTCTTCAATCGGCTTTTGATAAAATTCAAATGTTGTTTTTTCCTTGATGGCTTTTTCTCTTACACCATCGGCCCATTCTGCAACCAACTCAGGTTTTACACCTAAATTTGTAAGATGTTTAGATCCGATTTGAATATCATTCTCAATCTCTTGAACAACGTAACCCGGAACCGTAGCATTGCCGATAATACTCTCTGCTATATTTGCAGAAACGCGGTTTTGCTTTTCCTTACGAAGCTTTGTTTGTTCTCCGGTCCACCACTTAGAATAGCGCATCTCCGCTTTGCCAGAAGCTTCTGTAAGCCTAGTGCGAAGAACCCCGGCAGATACCGGATCGATGTTAGACAATGCCGCCGGGAAACCATCAGTAACATCTTTTAGCTGCGCTTGAATAGCAGAGAATGATGTTTTGTTTTTTTGGCCTTCATTTAAAATTCTGGTAATTTCAAGATCTGCTTCAGCTTGGATCTCAGCAACGGCCACACGATTACCGGCTTCATACGCAGCCTTCTCTGCAATGGTTCTAGGGCCACCTTGTTCACGAAGCGCCTCAAGTACCGGCTGCGCCCCTTCCGTGCGTATGCGCTCAATACCGCGCCTCTCAGCCTCTTCTGCGCCTGTCTTGTATAGAAACTGTGACATTTCATCGAAACTGCGAGATATCTGTTGGCCAAGCTGGGCTTGTTCTCTTATGCCCGCAAACTCTATGGCTTGAGGTTGCCGAGTGCGAACACCCGCTCTTTGATATCTCGGTAATCTGGCCATTATGCTAACTGTCCATATCTATAAATACCCATCCCAAGCGTACCCGCTGCTTGGAAGAAGGACGCTTGTTGAGCGGCTCGACCAGCCATGCGGTATTGATGTGCTTGGGTTGCCGCCTGACCCTCTGCCAAGAGAGCATTATCCGCTGCAATATTCTTCTCTCGAATACCTTCGGCCATTGCATATTGTTGCATGACTGCCGCAGATCCGCTTGTTGGATCAACACCTCCCGCCGCTGATCGTGCAATAATTGCAGATAAGTTTTCATTTAGATTACGAAGAACATCAGCGCCTTGCTGCTTGTAAGCAATAGCTTCTGATCGCCCACGCATTCTAGCTTGAGCGGCTTGCTCATCATACATTTCACGCTGGGCTTGACCGGCTCGGATTTGACCGTATGCGCTTAGGGCCGATGAAGCCAACATCAAAGGTGCTGCTATAGGTGCGACTGCCGCCATGTTAAGACCCCGTACTCAGTTTATACTCCAAACCCAAAACCGTCATTGGTAAAGGATCTGTCTGTGTTAATGTTATTTGTCCAGTGTTAGCATATCCCAGCAAACCATGCGCGGTTTTTAATCCGGTATATTCAGCAATTACGGATGATCCGCTCTCAGTATCAAATGCAATTGTTCTGCCATTGATCTTCAGATCTTTGGTTTTGTCCACAAGAGCATCAACCTGAACAATTCTTTTTTTCATGCCATGAATAGATCCAGACGATAATGTTGGCTCAGTTGGCATTGTTTTTGCTTGGACCGTATAATTTAGCCCGACTTGGTGAGTAGATGTTGCCGCCGTATCTAAAGTTATGCTGCCAAAAACAGCAACACCGTTCTTTACGACAATCCCATTTAAATCAACAGTTGGTCCAACCGTATCTGAAGGATCTTCAAATATAGCGTCATTATCGCCAGATATCCCAATGTTTATGGTAAAACCTGATACCGCAAAAGGCGTTCCACTTGTGTTATCTATATATATTGAGCTAACACTTTTAAAGCTTCCCGTTGTTGTCCAAGAGGTTGTATTCGTATCATTAAAATTAATTGTTTCAACCAAAGCAGCATTAGACGCATCGGTTCCGGTAAAAGTTGCCCTTAAATTTAACACAGAAGGAAATCCTTCGCCTGGCACACTGTTATTTTCTACCTCAAAAACTATTTGGTTGGTTTCAGAGCTAACTGTTTTTGCGCTTTCTGAAATACCATCTCTAATTATGTTTACTGTTTTGCCACGTAAATGACCTAATTGAACAGTTGTTATTGCTCCACCACTGACACCGCTATCTAGTGTAAAGTCAGAATTAAACACTTCTAAATAATATACAGTTGCAGAATCCACCGTCCTTTTAACAATTGCATAAACTTCGCTTAATTCAACAGCTATAGCAATAAACTCACCGTCAGTTGTGAACTTGCTGGGCGCAATAACATTCTGTCCGGTAAGGATAGAATATACCGCCATCGATCCATCGCCACTATTCACAACAAACAACCGATCCGCTTCATCTGTTGACGATGATCTTCTTACAGCAATATCAACCGGGGTATTCAGTAAGTGAGATGATAGCAAAGCAATGTTCTGCACTTGATAAGAACGGGTATCGTTTCCAAACTGGAACGCATTGATAGCTTTGCCTTGACGTTGAACAAAGATCGTTGCGCCATTTAAATCTTCAATTGGCACACCAGCCTTTGATCCAAGCCGGGTTTGTGGTCGCACCAAAAAATTACTTGGCGTAATTGGTGTATCTTCTGATTGAACAACAATAAACTCACCGCCCGTTGAGAAAATACGCAAATCCGCACCAGACACGATATTTACAATCGAATTTAGTTGATTTGTGTTGATCGTTGTTTCAACAGCCTCATCATCAAGCCCGGTATGGGAGTCAAAGTTAAAATAATCAATAACGCGAGAACCCCAGACAGTATTCGGTCTGGACTTAGAGCCACCAAAGTATAACCGGCCTTCGTGAAAAGTTGCCGATCTTGGCCAACCTCTAGTGCTTGACCAAACATCCTCATAGCCAAATTCACCGATCCAATTACCCGCAACAACACCGCTTGTGTCAAAGAACGGAACCTCAACAACAGCATTCATTATGGTATCGCTGACATATGAAATATACTTTACACGGCCAAAAGTGTTTTCAACTTGAGCGAAGTTATTAGCCGCAGATGGCGCAAACGCTGCAACTTTATAATTGGTTGTGTTATCTGGGGGCGTTGTCCAAGCAGGATAGACAGTTGCGACCTTTGTTGCTGCAACATAATCTGTAATATATCTTTCTTGCCCTGCACCCGTTCCACTTGTAAGCGTTATCCACATACCGTTTGGATCATCATTAGATGTATAAGATGTTGCCGCTTTAAGTGTAATTGTATTGCTAGAACCAGCCTGTGCTGATCCGTTATCAGTGGTTACAGAGGATGCAGTAATTGTAATATTGCCAGTAGTCGCGCTGGGCGTAATCGTAAAATTAGGAGAATGCTCATCAAGCGCATAAGCATATTGTGGCAAATTAGTCAGAGGCAGATTCTCAAGCGTCCAAGATGTATCAGAATTGCGCACAAGACGTTTTGTCTGAAGATCTTCATGGCAAAGAATTAGGGTATCTACAGCTTGCGTATATTCAAGCTCATCAAGCATTGCTGCCGTAATATCAGAGGCCGTAATATAATCATTGCCACTTGAATTAATATCTCTTTGTAGATTTTTGTTTTTAAAAACGTAAATTCGACCAACAACAAAAACCAACAAATAGCTGTCGTTTGTACTAAACTCGAATGGAATAATTTTAAATTCTGTAAAGCTCGATCCAAAATCAAAAACAAACTCCAAACCATCCCGACGACTAATTCCGCCTTGAGGTTGCACAACAACATTTGTCGCTTCTTCTAAAGCATTCTGATATTGCTGAAGATCTGTTCTGGCCCGTAGAAGAGGATCTATTTCTCCGGTAGAAAAGTTAGACTGATATTGCGTAATTCTCATCAGTACCTCGCCTGAATAAGAGAATAATCCTCAATAATTTGTGTTGCTTGTCCACGCCCATCTATATTCATGGCTTTTCTCATTTCGCCACCACGTCCATTTTCAGATGGAGAACCAAAAGCTTGCGCACGAAAACTTTCCGCTTTAGATTGTTGATCTGTTATGACAATGGCTAATTCTGCTGCCATTGCTAATTGCAGCAATCTAATAAAATATGGTGGCATTTTAAATTCTGGAACAGTTGCTTGGTAATCAATGTAAACGGTATTAAGATTAGTAAATAGTTGATTTCCATAAACCTCCCAACCATAGCGAATTGGTCTTTCTGTATTGCCGGTTGTTTCAAAAACAGCCAAAACACCAGACAACATATCATTGGGGAGAAAAAATGCGTTATCCCATTCAGTAAGCGGATCAGTTGATATTTTCGTAAGCTGACGTTTTTTTAAGCTCCAAGACCATTGATAAGAACTTAATAAAGAATTTTTTAAATTTGAATATAGACTGTTACAAGCAACAGAAACATCATCTGTATCTTTAAGAGATGTAATCTTAGAAGCGCCCAACAATATTAGCGCGGCGGAACAAACAGAAACATCAGTATCACCAGACGCCATTATAGCCCTCCAAAAGTTTGAAGGGGGCCAGTTGCCCAACCCCCCAGAGTATTAGTCTGTGTCGGTCGCTGTAATTGTTAGACCGTCTGTTACGTCAACAACGCCGCTTGCGTTAGACGCTACATAAACCCATGAAAGAGCTTGTGTGCCGCCTGTTGAGGAACGCACTAGAATAACGTCCCCTACCGCAAGTGTATCTGACAAATCGTTGAAGTAACCAGATGTGTTTACTGTCGCAATCGTGTCGGCTGTTGAGTAGCCATAAAGACCAGGCGAATCGCCCTTTTTGCCGCCGCCATAATTAACGAAACCTGTTGTGCTAAAAGCCATTGTTCAGTCTCCTTATTCAGTACAGCTAATTTTAACGATGCCCTCATCGTCAATAGCAACCGCACCAGCAGAGAACATAGAACTTACAAGGAACGATGTTTTCTCTGGGATGTAGTTTACTTCTGACTTCTGAGAGATGCTTTCAGCATAACCCATGCTGTCTTGATGCCAAGCAAAGCAAGTGCGGGTTGAGGGCTTAGGAACACCGCCTTCATCACGATCACCCATTGTGATAATGTTGAAGCCCATGAATGATGTAACTTCTCCACGAACCAATGCTTTGACGGTAGCAAAATCACTTGATGTGATTTCAGTTTCACCTAGCATTGCGTCAAGCTGAGAAGAGTGCATCAACAAGTGACGACCTTCGGCTGGTACGTTGTTATCGTTCAGTGCTTTCGCAGCCGCACGAAGTTTTTCGATGTTCATGTTTGAAGCCGCACCACCCACAGATGTTGCAACAGTTGATGGAGACGCAGCCGCATCAAGTGCATCAATGCAAAGCTGGTCCATACGGCGAGCAATCGCTTTTGAAACAACCTGCACCAATTCACGGCGCTCATCAAAGTTGACGTGTGATTGATGAAAGATGTCTGAATATTCTGCTGCGATATAATCAGACATTGTGGCGGTAACCTGGCTATAGGTTACGTTCAATGGAGTTACGTCAGTTTGTGGAACACGAACTGTTGCAACACCTTTACCGATTTTTGGGAACTTTACTGTGTTACCCTGGACACCGGTACGTGTCCGCATTGTGCCGCGAAGCAACGCTTCGCCTTGGTATGCCTGTTTAACTTCCTCATCGAAAAGCGTTACAAAGGCATTAGTAATACTCTGCGCCATAGCAGAAGCCTCCTATTAGGTTTCAACTCAAAACGCTTACTGTTAGCCGATGTAAACCGGGCAGTCGCTTGCGCGAAAGTGGCCGCGCCCACCAGTGGATTACCACATCAAGGGGCCGCGCAGCGGTTAGCCCTTAATCTGCCTATACACCCAAAATGTAGTGATTGCAACAAAATCTAGCTAT